AGTAATTGTTAAAGTTGTAGCAGTAGGCACTGAAGTTACCATAAATTTTTTATCATTAAAATCAGATGCACCAAAGTTAGAGTTGGTAATTGCAGAAAAATTGTCTAATAATATTATGTCTGATGCGGATATATTGTGAGCTGTAGAAAAAGTTAATGTTACAGCAGTTGATCCATTAGTTGTAGAAAAGGCACTTGTAAGAGTTGTGGTAGTTTTAATAGGATGTATATCGTAAAAAGCACCACCAGAGTATGCGTATAAAATTCTATTTGTGCCTATGATTGCGTACTTTCTACCAAGGCTATTAACAAAATGATGTAGTCCACGTCCTGCTCCAGTAAGGTCACTTGACCCTAACTGCTTCCAACCACCTATTTTTTCAGGTGTACCATATCTAAATCTAACATTATCACAATCAACCCACTGACCTTCAGCTCCGGTTTCTGTAATTTGTTTGTTAATTCCTGGGGCAAAACCTATTTTTTGTAGCATAAAAAACCTATTTTTTAGGTTCTATATTAGTTTTTATGCAGAATCAATATTTTTAAGAACTATGAAAGTTCAGGCCACTCACCTAAAGGTCTAGTGTATACAGGGCTCTCTTCAGTACCTGTGTTAGTGTATGTGTATAAAGCTTCCATAGCCGCTGCATCAGCTGCACCATCAATAGCTTCTTCCATTTCATTAGATCTAGTTCTAACAGCTGCTCTGTAAGTAGCTATATTAGATGGTATTGTAGATTCAGAATCTTCTGCTTTTCTTATTATGTACCAATCACTTGATGATAATAAATTTTTAGCTTGTGCTTTTACCTCTTCTTTAAATACACTTTTTAAACCTTCGATAATTACTTGATCACCGTTTTTATCTAAAACATTAACTCCATTTTCATCAACTGCATTTTGATCTTCTACGTCTTTACCAGTCGCTGGTGCATAACTTGCAGTAACAGTATTATTTGCAAAGACCATAGACTCTGCACCATTCCAATAATATCTTGGATTTCTTAAATTAGAATTATCATAAATAACTTCGTAAACACCTTGTGCCTGTCTTTGAGCAACACTTGAATCAGGAGCCAAACCAAATACTCCAAGGCTTGTGTTTGCTCCTACAACTTGATTATTTTCTACTTTTGCGTACATATCAGTCTCCTTCTATTATATTTTTAATTTATTGTCCATAGCTATTTATCTAGCTGTTGTTGGTATTGCAGTCCCAGAATCATTGGCTACAAAAGGGTTTTCTGCAAATGCCATGTATAAATATGTTGCACCTGATCCGTTAGTTGCAGCAGCATTTCCTCTACATTTAAAACCATTAGATAAAATATCTATTTGATTTGATGTTTGAGTGCTTTCTGCACTGGTTGAATTTGCAGATATTCTTAAATTTGTTTCATTAAATGTATTTCTTGTGTTATCATATATAAACCAATCATTAGTAGAATCTGTTCTTTTCATCATAATCCAAGCTGGTTTAAATCCCGTATAAATAAATGCTCCATCTGCATTACCATTACCAGTGTATTTACTAATTCTGCTGTAACCTTTTTTTGACGCAAAACAATAAGCTAACAATGAATTAGTAGAATACCCATAATTAGAAATTCCTGTGGAGGATGGTGCACCATATTGAGAAGGAACATCTGATTTTGCAGGTGTGCCATTTAATTCCAGAAAATCTGCAGAACCATCTATAGCTCCATTAACCCATACATACCAAGAACCGGTTCCAGTTGATCTTTTTTTATAAAACATTAAATCTGGTGTTACACCTAATCCATGACCAACCAAACCATCATTTGAACCATTTGCTGTCCACGTCACGATACTGAACCCAGCGGTTGTGTTTGGTGAAATATTTGCTTGGATAGCACCATCAACATTTGTAAAAGAATTAGTTGTTGGAGTGTTTGCTTGCCCACCCATACCAGAGTGTTGTGTGCAATAATAATATAATGTTGGAGCAGAAGCCGCTACCGTAATTTCTGTATAAGCACCTGATGAACCCGGAGTACCACTTGTGGTAACCCCAGTGGTATATTCGCTTCCTCCACCATGCGAACCATCCAA